AGCTTGTTGTTGAATTTGTGCATTTCTTTGTCTTTCCCACTGAAGCTCTAGCTCTAACTCTCTTTTCTGTTCACGCAATTTCTGCGCTACAGATAATGGAATCATCGTCTTTTTCTGTGGTTCTTCATGTTCCACAGATTCGGGTACTTCGTTTTGTTCTGCTTGTGCAGCCTCAACGATTTGCTCGATTGGTTCTACTTGATGTTCTACGGCTTCATCTAACATAATTTTTCTCCGTCAGTTATACGCGATTTTATCCCTTCGCGGAGGGCATTGCGCCTTTTGCTTGCAGGTAGGCGACGCCATCTTTATTAAATTCTACTTTTAACTTTCCATCATTGCCTCGTGTTACCATCCACAATAGTTCACATATCC